CAGAGCCACGCATCATTCTTCCGATTGTGTTTGTACCTAGACTCTTTTCTTCAATTTCAGGAGGGAGTGATCTCGTTTTCCCCCATGCGAACGGATCCATGTCAAGCAATGAACCCTCAATAGGTTCACCATTTTTAGGATTTACACGGTACTTTTGCATCCTTGGTATTGGCCTAGCCATCAATTTTGCAATCTGTTGCTCCGGAGTCAGTTGCTCGGGTGCATCAATAAATCCGAAATTTGGAGTCCTTTCAACGGACATCTGCGATTCACGGCTTGGAAACATCCTAAGAATCTTGCCGGGTCCCATTTTTTCATTGGGCATCATTCTGTAGCCGACAGCAGGTTCGGTCATTCCAGGAGTTCCACCCCTATTGACCCTCTTGCTATTGTCCGTATCTGCAGGATTGCTACCTATGGCCATGCCAAGGCCACTTTCCTGCATGGCCTTTACTGCATAGTCGGGATTGAGTACCAGGGATTTTTTTGCAACGCTTATTGCCTCAAGAAAGGCAACAGCAGTCTCATCAAAGTCTTTTGTACTAACTAAAGGAGAAACAAACCTATCAGATAGGTAGACCCGTGTTTTTTGGGTAAACGTACCCGTCATGTCGGGTTCCGCTTTCTTTAGTTGTTTTCTGCTTCGGCCTGAAGAAGCTCAAACTCTATTAGTGACGCCATTAGATCGGCATCTACTGATCCATCTGTCTTCTTCTCAGTGTCTCCACCCATTACCCAGTTAGCTGGGATGAGCTTCTCAAGATTCATCTGACGAGCACGCTTCATAATATGGCGCTTTGTTGCTTCTTTATCCTTTGCACGACCGTAGGCCTGAATTGCGTTGCGCAAATCCGACTCGCTAGCAATTGGATATGAACCATCTGGCATTGCGGTGCCCTCTTCCGCCATCTGCATACGGGTCTCTTCCGAGAATGCTCGCTTAAGTGCGATTTCAGCAGCCTCTGCTTCAATCTCCTCAGCCTCATCCGTCTCGTAACGGTCGTAGCCAAGAACTTCGCCATCAAGTGAAACAAAAACATCGTATGACTTTCCATCAAAGCCATCAATTTCAACAGCGTATGACTCTACGCCCTCAAATGTATCTGGCTCAATTGCGATGATATGACCATCAATTGCCTTGACTGCAATGTCAGCTGCTTCATAGAAGTTAATGACATACGGTTCTTCAAGAGCAGACTTCTGGCTGAACTCATCTATATCTAGCTTGTAGAAGCCGGTCAATTCACCAGTTGATCCATGAATCATTGCTTCTTTAACTGAGCCATCTTCGCACTGAACATCAACGATGAAGGCATTTGCTGTTGCTGAGTAGCCGGAGTCAATTGCAACCCCTTCAAGCATCTTTTCAGCAATCTTCTCCGCCTGCATCAAGGTAATTGAATCTTCGCTACCAGCACAACCACCATTGCAGCCAGCACATACTGGGGTATCCATTGAGTATGACTTTCTCTCAATGGCGCAGAGGTATACATCGTCTGTGGATTCTGACTTCATTCCGGCTGGCTTCATCTTGCGAATGCGACGCGGGTCTACACCCATCATTTTGTCTTCTTCGTCCATTTCGTCTTCAGATGATTCGTCTTCCATCATCTCGTCGTCTTCTGGCATTTCCATCATGGAACCCTTGCGACGCTTGCCCATCCAGCCCTTTTCTGAGGCATCTTCCTCTAGCTCTGATTCGTCATCTGCCATTGGGATAAAAGGCTTCTTGCCATACTTTTTCATGTAGCGGTTCATGCCGTACTTATTGAGATAGGCAACCTTTTCGTCGGTCATGTCTTCTTCCGACTCTTCTTCCATGTCTTCTTCTGACATGTCGTCTTCTGGCATCTCCTCCTCGTCGCCCATCTCTTCGTCGCCAGGGGCATACATGCCCTTCATCGGCTTTTTATGACCAGTTGTGTGCATGCCTTTTTCTTCTTGGTCAAGGTCCTCAAGTTCATCAACTGGAACCATCTTGACTTCTACTGGCATCGCTCCACACTTGGCGCAAATTTTCCCACCCTTGTAACCGCAGGCAGAAACATCAGCGCCCTTGGCGCACTTAAGCACATTCCCCTCGGAGTCAACGCTCAAGGTCATCTTCTTTTCACCGTTCATAAAAGATTGGCTCCTATTTATTCGTGCCGTAAAATTATACTCCAAACTATCATTTGGGTATGTTTTACGGGGTGTATTACAACTCTATATTAAGATTATTTCTGTCTTAGATATCTTTTGAGTCTCTCTACTGTTGTGATAATTCTTTTCTCTGATTTCGTTCTAATGAATTCAGGGACAAGAGCATAATCATCAATAGACAATGACTTCTGTTCTATATCTTCTTCGGCAAGTTGCATGTCTACTGTTTTGCCAATCTTTTCAGTTATGAACTTAACTGCAGCTTGTGCTTGCCTAGAGGCTTCCTGTAGTGCATTTGGATTGTCTCGCAATACCTTTAGCCAGTGCGCCAGATACTGAGCGTGGTCATTTCTTGGTTCAATGGAAACCCCAAACTGACCCATGAGGAATGCTGCGCCAAGCTCTGCTACAAGCTCCTCTGCGGCATAGCCCTCACTTCCAAAGCTGTTCATATTTGGTCTACCAAGCCTTGATGAGTGACCAGTCCAGTGAACCATTTCGTGACCAAGGGTTGAGTAGTAGCCATCTGCACTCTTGAAGAATCCAAATGGAGGCATAACTATCTCATCTTTGCTTGGACTGTAGTGAGCACTGGAGCCATCGCCCTCTTTGACTACTGCACCAACTGATGAGAATGCTTTTTCTACAGCATTTATGCGAGTTGCTTCATCAAGCATTTCCTTTGGAGCATCTACGAAGTCCTCGCGGTTAATGCCATCAACCTGCTCAAGGTTGAAAACCGTATAAGCCTTCCAGCCGACAAGGCGACTCACCTCAACACCATCTTCTTTCATAACCTTTTTGAAGATCGGCATAAGTAGAGAAGTTCCCTTTTCGCCCTTCTTGACCTGACCACCAACTGAATTCCATTGGTTATAGGTCGCCCACTTGTTTGTTGGGTATCCCTTTTCCATGCCAGCTATCCATAGCCATACTGGGTTTGCCCCGGTAAATATGTGTCCGCTTACCGCATTCTTCGGAAGAGTATTGACCCTGTGCCACGGAGGATTCCATTCGCCACCCTCTGTTTGCGCCTTCTCAATCATCTCTATGAGCTTTGACGTCAGGTTGTCAAAGAATTCATCAGCTTTACCTGAAGAAAGTCTTGTTCCATCTGGTACGCCAAGGTCATACTTTGATGGTGGGATGAAGCTCTTTGGAGTATCTCCGCCAACCCTGTTGATACGAGCATCAACTTGCGACATTCTTGCGAATGGGGACATAGCTCCACTTGAAAGCCTGCGAGGTGGTTGTGGCCCAGAGAATCCTGGGTTTTCCTCAATAAGGCGATTTACCTCATCTGCGTAACCAGCAACTGCGTATTCAGGACTATCCCTGAGTTCATCACGACCAGAGGATAGACGATCAGATACATCGTTCATCCTTGATCTCAGTTTTTCTAGTACTGGTCCAGAGAATTCTTCGCCGCCGAAATCTTTTTCCATTCTTGAGATTTCTGCTTCAATTTTGTCCATCTCTGAAATCAGCGATTCAAGGTCTCTAACCTTTGCTTCAAACTTTTCAAGTTGCTCATTGAACTGAGAAGATGCTGAATCAATGTAGTTATTAAGCTCATCAAGGTTGTACCCAATAGCAACTGCATCGTCATATTCCAGCCCCATTTCCATGAGATCCATGGTTAGGTTCTGGAATCTTTCAGCGCCACCGTCGTACCTGTCAGGGGAGGACATTCTCCACTCGTTGGCTAGTTTCTGTCTTGCCGTGATAGCTCTATCAAGATTGGTAAATTCATCTCTTGCAACATCCTCAAGGTTGTCAACATCAAAATTGATTACCTTATTCGGGGAGCTAGGTATTGCACCGTCTATATCCTTGACGATTTTCTTACCATCAAGTTTTCCAGATGCATCTCTATAGCCCTTGCCGGATGATAGGCGACGCTCTGCAAATTCGTTAGAATTCCCTGAAATTGCATTATTAGATTCATCAACGAGCCAATCAGCTCCGCCATCAGCTGGGGCGAATCTTCTCATGACACCAACTGTTTCTCCAGGTGATGATGAGTTTCTATTGGTTACGAATCTGCCGTCATACACTCTGTTTCCATTAAGGTCGTAAGATCTATCAACCACAAATGAAATGCCTGGATTTATAGTGCTCTGAAGTGTCGCGCCATCTTTTAGCTTTTCATTTTCATTCATAGGCCTCATACCACTTGGAGCAGCACCACTGCTTAGGGATGTCTTACGCCTATCTATGAAGTGCCCTTTTTCGTTTCTTGGGAATACATCATCAAATGAAATTTTTTCTGAATCCTGTCTTGCAAATCTACTGTTGAGAGCATCAACAAATTGCTTTAGCCTCTTTGCATCAACAACATCGTCTGCTGTTGCACCCCGTTGCATCATGTCAGGAACGTACCTTGAAGCTATTCCCTCAAGTCTCATTCCAACGCTTCCGCCAACAGTCTCTCGCCAGGCTGTATTAATCTGCCTATTGTTTACAGACATTCCAGAACGCTCTATGGCATCAAATATTCTTAGTGCGACAACCGGCCTGTAGAGTGTGCGCATTGCTGATTCACCTACTGAACCCAATTTCTCAGATATCTCTTCGCCCCTTTCAGACCCGAGCAGTCTGTCTAGGGTTGGATAATTGAGCGCAGTTCTGAACGCACCTTTAGCTGCTTCTGGTGTGAACTCATATCCGAGCAACCCAGAGAGAAGTTCAGACATTTTGGCATACTTCTGCCGTGAAGACATTGATTCAACATCTTCACCAAGGGCGGCAAGAAGGTCATTAGCGTCAGTGGCTAGCAGTGAACTTGCAGGAGCACTTCTTGCCCCCATGCCCGATTCAGTTTGATTGTCTGACGTGGAGACAGGATAACCCTCTATAGATGGGGTTGGTGTTCTCCACAAAATTCCAGTTGGTCTTTCACCATTTCTACGAAGTTCATCGTATTGTTCTCTTGAAATCATCATGTCCGAGACATCTACGCTGTCTGGGGTCATTGCTATTTCCGCTGCATCTGATGCATTTGCCCAGAATGGTGCAGAGTCAAATCCCCAGGCATTTGCAATTACTGCATCTGCATCAATGTCCATTATTCCGGCTTCATTTAGCAGACCAACAACTGTTGATTCTGATATGTATCCACCGTTATAGACCATACCTGCTTCAGAGTTGCTCAAACCAAGTAGATTCTTCATCTGTGTCCGGCTAAGTTCATCGCCATCTTCGTTTCTGAATATCTCTCTCAGCTTCGTTGCATCTAGGTACCAAATACCGTCAGCTGCTGAGTAAGCCTCTCTGGTTATTGGTGTCTTGGAGAAATCAAGTCGTACTCCATCACCAAATACACCACCGCCTCTAGATAGGTTCTTGACACGCCTATTGACTGTGGAGCCAATGTCTTCCCTATGCACGCGAATCATTGATGCATCGCCTGCTCTATTGCGTATTAGCTTTCCTATGTAGCCACGACCGTTGCCTTGACCGCTTGAGAGTCTTGTTCTATCTTGCTTACCAACTCTTGTACGGCCCTTGCCACGGCTTGGCTTTGGCTTTGCCATATCTGGTTGGAACGATGATTCCTCTACTGAGAGTCCAGCTTTTCTAGCAGCATCTGTTGCTTTGCGGATATTCTCTGGGTCAGTTGGGTCGCCGTAGTAAGCAGGGTTTCCAGGTGGATACTGACCAAGTGAGGCCATCTCCTTCTCAAATGCTTCCTGAATCTTTGCATCTTCTTCTTGCATTGAGCGGACAAACTCTTCAGAACGCATACGAGCCATATGTCGCTGTTCAGCAGCACGGATACCTTCTCTAGTTGTGCCAAACTTTGCAGCCGACTGATCTAGAGTCAATCCAGACATTCTGTCATCAAAGACCATCTTGTCACGAGTGCGCGCCATGTGTCTTTGCTCGGCAGCTTGGACTTCCTCTGGGCTTAGTCCCAGTCTCGTTGCAGTTTGTTCCGGTGTTTCGTTTTCACTATTTGACATCCGCTCATTGAAGATTCGTGCATCATTCTCTGCGTCAGCTACTTCTTCAAATGCGTCACCTCTACCAGAAGAAAGTCTGTCTTGGGTGAATCTTTCAAATGCACCCTCAACTACCTCGTCAATGGACTCAAGGTCATCACCTTCATAGGCGCGGTCGCCATAGCGTGCCCAGAACTCTTTATCCTGCTGTCTTGACAGGAATTCTGCACCTAGATATTCATTTCTCTTGTTTTCGTCAAGATTATCAAATTGTTCGCGCAGTTCTTCTGTGTTATCAGCTTCGCCGGAAGAGAGTCTTCTCCCCATGCTTGCCGCAGTACGTAGTCTGCTTGTATTCTTTACATCATCCCTTATTGACTGATTTACTAGTCTTCCAATCAACTCATCAGTTGTTGGCTCCTTGCGGGTAGCGCTAAAGGTTGTTGGCGGTAGATAGTTGGTGATGACAGACTTAAGTCCTTCATCTTCTTCAATCAATCTACCAATCTCATCAAATTTTTCGTTTAGAGAGAGTTGTTGCCACCCTGCAGAGGCATCTTCATCGTCAATATAACCATTTGCGACGTCATCAAACCATCTGCCTGGATCATCACTATCTGTATCCATAGACTCAATATGGTTAATTATTGAATCAGCTATTCTTTTGCGCGATTCAGGAAGTTCACCGTATTCGCCATTTGAATTTTTAAACTCATCTATATTCCTGAGTTTTGCGTCTTTTCTCCATACAGCCCAGTTATCTGCACCAGAGGAAAGTCGGCGCGTCCGAATCTTTTTGCGCTGAGCCTGCATGAAATCTTGTTCAAAAGTATCTTTTTCAGTTACTGATAAAAGCTCATCAAGAACATCATTTGAAACTTTTTTGCCATAGATAGTCCAGTTATATGGATAATTTGAATCAAGATTTTCTTCTATTACTAGCTCATGCTCATCGCCTTCGCCACCGAAGTCGCCCATAACGAGTTCAAATTCTGATGGGTCTAGTGGGTTTCCATCCTTATCGTGAGTAATGAGGATTTCTCCTACTCCAGGAACTAGTTTCTCTCGTTCTCCATCTTCCTCATCTTGCCATTGATAGTTAACTTCGGCACGTGGCTTACTAAGTGAACGAGTTAGAACACCGGATCTACCATCGCTAAAACGAACAACATTTCCTACAAATTTATCTGGGTTAGAGCTAGATATGAAATCGTTAGAGACTGCTATCTCTTCATAATTTTGCGTATCAGCGTCATATTGTGTACGTGGGGCGTCATAATAAAGTACTTCACCCATGCCCAGTTCTTTTCCAGATAGAGGCTTTCCTGGGTTATTTATATCCTCATTGAGCTTTTTGTATGCCCCAGAAGAAAGTCCTCGTTCTCTAGTGCGACCACTGAGTCTTCCGACTGGAGGCGTAGCGCCATCAATGAGGCCATCAATTTTTTCAACTCGGAAGCTTCTGTAGCCGTCTGCTCCCTCGTCCCAGCCAATAAAGCTAATTCCGCCACCTGGCTTGACTTTCCATGATTCTGGATAGACAGTTCTCTGCTTTCCCCCATACATGAACGACAATGGATCTGTCTGCCTACGGAGCTCTCTACCGCTACCTTTTGTGACGCTATTTGTTGTCAGAATGTCAGATATGTATCTTGCATTTGAACCGATCTCGTCAGTTCGGCGCATTGCGTCATCAACGGTCAACAGGTTATCTGGGTCAATTTCATCGTACTTATTGCGAGTTGATTGACCAGAAGACAGACGGCCACCCCCGTCTTCTTCAACGAGGAACGAGTCAGGCAAATCTGCAGCGTTCTCTGCGTACTCTCCGCCGACAATGCCGTTGTCTGCTACTGCAGAAAGGCTACCCTCCTGCGTGTATGGCTCGTCTAGAGGATTGCCGTCCTTGTCGGTGGTAATGCGAATCTTAACTGTGCCTGGAACGGCATAGTATGGATCTTCGCCTAGCTCACGCGGTTTGCTTTCTTTTACGGTTGCATCTGTACCGCTAATGATAATGCCACGACGTCCGTCGCCCATCTGAACTGTACGACCAACGAGTTCGTTGCCGTTGATGTATGAATCTTCAACGCTTGAAAGAGTTACTTCTTGATCATCTGCCGGATCAAACGAGCTTCCGATAAGCCACGTTCTTTCCTCACCGATACCGAGGTCACTTTCACTCGCAAACCCAGAGGAAAGTCTTCCTCTGCTACCTGGTCTTCTCCCCATTCCGGCTGCTCTATCAGCCTCACGGTCGGCCTGATCTCCTAGCGAGTTTTCAAAGTCAAGAAGGCGGTCTGCGTATTCGTTGGTCTTTTGCCAATCTTTTTCCGTCTTACCCGGATTAGCGTCAATCCAGTCAAGAAGATCATCTTCGTATCTTGCATCGTCCTTATATAGGTCTCTGAGGTTTTCGTCAGCCAGAGCCATTTTTCTGATACGTGCAATGTTGTCCTCTTGGCCCCTGCCTGAAGAGAGTCTGCCGACTGGAGGTGTTGCCCCATCAACGAGGCCATCAATTTTTTCAATCCTGAAGCTTCTATAACCATCCGCCTCATCGTCCCAGCCAATAAAACTGATTCCGCCACCTGGCTTGACTTTCCATGATTCTGGATAGACAGTTCTCTGCTTTCCTCCGTATGTAAACGACAGTGGATCTGTTTGCCTACGAAGCTCTCTACCGCTACCCTTTGTGACTGGGTTTGACATCAAGATGTCAGATATATATTTTGCATTTGAACCAATCTCGTCGGTTCGGCGCATCGCATCATCAACTGTTAACAGATTGTCTGGGTCAATTTCGTCATACCTGTTGCGAGTTGATTGACTAGAAGAGAGTCTTCTGCCACCTGATAAAGCATCAACTCTGGCGCTAAATGCCTCTGCCCGGGCAAGGGCATTTAAAAGAGCAAGCTCACGTTGCTCAATGCTTCCATCGTGATTCTTTTGCATCTCCTCAATAAGGGGTACTGCTCCGTCAAATCTCCTATTGTATTCGTTGTTGCCCAGTATTCCCCTGGCAATGTCCTCTGTCCTGTAAGTAAAATCAAATAGTTCATCCCTAAAGTCTTCCAAAGCTTCATCTGCTTCATCTTGATCAAGGCCATCAAGATCTGGAAATTTTGGGGCGATACGGCTACCTGAAGATAGTCTTCCAGCCTGCGCCTTCTTTGGCTTTCTTGCTATATCTCTTCTTCTTGTCTCTCTGTCTCTAAGATTTTCTACATCCTTGATATAGCTTTCCAGCTGACCAATCGCCCTTTTGAGTCTCTTAACCTGATCTGGGTCTTTTGCACCCTTGAGAACATCACGCAATTGTGTCAACTGTTCGTCCGCAGAGTTGTATTTTTCTGTTGAGCTTATTTTTGAATCGTTAATGTCTGGTACATCAAATAGTTTTGCGCCGGAAGATATGCCCTGCTTCTTTGGTGCAGCCTGTGGCTTTGCGCGACCAGAAGACTGTGATTGCTCCCAAGCACGAGTAGCTGCTTGAGTATTTACTCTGCCACGTGAGTTGAAGTCATTAATGCCGGGGATAGCAGGACGCTGAAAAGGTGTACCTTCCTGAACGATTCCGTCATTATCTCCGTCCCATGCTTTTGGGTCAAATCTCGCAACCGCACGTCTTCCACGGCTGACCCCGCCGCCGATATTTCTAGCCATCTGACCAAGAGAAGCTTTTGTTGCAATATCAATTGCGTCAACGAAATCTGGCGTCATGCCAGACTTGATGACTATTCCTTCTTCTGATACCTCTGCATCAACTTGGTAGTAATCAAGGATTGGATCTATGAGTTGCTTAAACTCAAAAGCGTCCTCAATGTCAACCGGAATTACATACTGTGACTTTGTTGAAAGTATTCCTTCAATCTTGTCTATTAGGGCCTGAACTTTTTCACTGTTACCCGACTTGAAAGCTGAATCTATTTCAATCGTTATTTCTGAAATGCTTGTTTCATCAATAGCTGATGGATCTACTAGGTCATTAGAGAAAGCGCTTTTGCCCGGGATTACGACCATTGGCTCTGAGGCATCATCGCCCATGTATGCATGTCCCATAGTTGGCTTTGATTCTGGAACATAAACTGTCTGTGTATTAACTCTCTCTGGCTTGCCAAACATAAAGTCGCCGCCTGAGTAGTGGTATGCGATTCTGTATGTTGAGGATTCGCCCTCTGCATTGACTGCATCAAAGACGACAACATTGTCCTCAAGGCTTCTAATGATTACATTTGTTCCAGTTCGTGCTGCGAGTTCTCTACGAACAGCAATGAGCATCGGGTTTTCCGGCATTGACGGACGGACTGGCTTAACGACATCTCTTGGTGCTGGGCCCTGTTGCATTGGGGCTGGCTTTGGGGCGAACATCCCCGTTGGCATGCCTGCAACCGGCATCATGCCATGACCCTTAACTTCTTTAAGGGTTGCAAGGAGCTGTTGCATTTCTGCAACTGACTTCATCTCGTTTACATCAAGGAAGGAATCCTCGGTAGCATCTTTTACTGAAACTTCTTGCTTATCATCAGACTTTACTGAAATTGTTCCAGTGAGTTGATTTGCGCCGTGCAAAACAGGGGATACTTCATACAGCTCAACCTCGTAAAGGATGTTTGCCTGCATTTGTGGATCAAACTTAGCGTTGATGGTCTTGTATCCAATTGACCACTCTTGTTCTTCGCCAAAGAACGCAACATTTGCAAATGCCTCTCTGCCCTTTTCTGACATGAGGTTGAACTGAACTCGAGCATAAAGTCCACCAATACCAGCAGCACGCATCTTTGCTGGAAGTCTTGGGTCATTCGGCGGAACCTCATATATTTCAAGGACTTTTCCAATTGGGTCATTCCAATTGTGACCCCAGACAACTCTTGGCTTACGACGGGTAAGGCTCTTATTAAATGCACCAGGAGCGCAGACATCTCCTACAGAATCCTTATTGCCTATGCCAGCAACGAAGCACTCAACAATGCCCTCTGCCTTATCCAGAGTTGCCTCTGACTGCATAGCCTTGTATTCAATGTTGGAAATGTCTGCAGAAGGCATATAGCTCCCTTTTTCGCTTTTCTGATAATAAACGACAGTAGATGTCTAAAACCGCAAGTATTGGCGTTTTTACAATCGTTTACTGAAAGTATTTACTGAAAGTATTTAGAGTTTTCCAAAAGCCCAAGCTCTGCGGACTTCATCTTCAGATATTTCTGAGATTCTCTTAGCAAGAAGGTTTGTGTAGAGCGAGACAATGTTTGATCTAAATGCCCCAGCTCTTTGGTCTTCACCCTGAACATTAAATGAAGCAAGCATTAGGTTTGTAATCTCTGACTTCACATCTTCATTTAGTTGCTTAATTCTTTGCATCTGTGAATCAATCTGAACATATAGGTCTTCCATATTCACCGACTGGTCTTTGGCAGACTTTGATGAATGGGCGCTGGAATTTGCAACGACTGATTCCTTGATTATTGCTGCAACAACGGGTCTAATGTCTTCGTCAAACTGTCTGTCCCATACATCAACCTGAAGTATTGAGGAGATGTCTAGGGTCCCAGCAAAAAGCCCCTTCTTGGCTTTTGCTCCACTTGCCTTTTCAAGGACAACACGTTGTTGTCTTTCTAGGACTCGCTCAATGCTTCTAGTGAGAATTTCTTCCCATCTATCCATTTCCTGCTTCTGCTCATTTTGCTCTGCCGACTTGACTTGTATTGCTCCGGATGAGTTTGCAGATGTTGCCCCAGGGGGTACTGGAGCTTGAGCATTTTGCGCTGCTGGTTCTGGCTGAGGCAATGGGCTTTGTGCAAGTTGCCCCTCTTGTGCGATTTGAGCCATTGCTCCTGCCATTGTGTTGGGGTCAATTGGCTGTGGTGGTTGCTCGCCTGTTGGTGGCATACCGAGCGTTGGGGGTGCAGCTGGTGCGCCAGGCATTCCTGGCATTCCCGGCACTCCTGGTGCGCCAGGAACAGTTGCCTGTGCCGGCTCTTCCATTTTCTTTTTTGTATTGGCGATTGGAATAAGGTTTGGATTCAGGAGTAGTGAATCTGCAAGGTCGCTTTCCGTTTCCTTCCTTCCAGATCCAGCTCTGTACTCGTTATTGCTGATTAGACCATTCTGGAATTCATCCATCAAGTAACGCATACGCTCTTGCTTGTAGAGCATAAGTATCGGAACTTGGCTTGTATCAAAATCTACATAGTATTCATTGTCTAGTTCGTCTAGACCACGAGCAAGAATCTCAAGGTGCGGAAGCATTGTTTCCATCCAGAAAACACGAATTTCTTCTGATGCATTGCTGAATGTTCTTCCAGACGCATTTCCTATCACTGATTCAGGAACGCCGAATGATGCAAGAATTTCTTCTTTAGTAATTTGTCGCATCTGTATGTATGCAGCATCTCTTGGTGATGCAGAAGTATCAACATAATCAACGCCGTCATCTGCTGAAATTACTGATGTATAACCGGCCCTAGCAAGATTGCCCCTAAAGCGACTTCTCAATTCTTCTTTGTCGTCATCATCAATTTCACCACGAAGAACAAGTAGTCCGCCTGGTCTTCCGTCATTCAGCAAATAGTTTCTGTTGTAGACCTTGGCGAGATTTTCAATTTCAATAGCAACACCAGCGGACTCAAGTGGAGTTAGTGAAAGGTATGGATCAAGTGGGTGTGGTCTTCTAATCCATGTAACGTCTTCTGGTCTTAGATACTTCTTTTCGCCATACGGCATTTGAACTTCGTAGCCAGAAACAAATTTCTTGGCGTCTGGTATGGGTGCAGTTGATTGAGGTGGCAATAGATTAAGTCCAATAATTCCACCATCACGACCCCTGACGTGTTCTATGAATGCCCCTCTTGTTCCGAGCATTAGTTGCGCTGAAAGTCTGTACCTAAATATGAATGAGTTTTCGCCGACATTGCTCTTTGTATTGAGTATCTCAATTAGCGATGCGTTTTTTGCTTGTCTACCAACAAGCACCTCACCAGAGGGTGAATTGTCCTTTTTAAGAATGATTGGCAGTCTTGCTTGGTTGCCGGCAATTGCATCAATACATCTGGCCACCCATGTGACCTTCTGCATTCCCTCTCGGTATGCCCTCTCTATATCCCAGCTATCCCTATAGGGTTTGCCTGCATATCCTGGGTTATGGGCTACTGGCGCACCCGGTCCTAGTTCCTTGCTGTTTTGCGCATTGAGCGATTTATTAACTGGAGAGTTCCAAGCCATATCTTTTACTCACGCCCTAACAGGTATCCGAACATGCCACAGGTAGCCCCTGCGACCAGCAAGCCAGCCGGAGGGAATATTAAACCCGCACCAATACTGCTTAATAGTATAAATGAAATCATAAATAAATAAGCGAACAAGCTACGGGTAAGAACTGACCTGATTTTTATCAGAAATTTTGGCATACACGGAAGATTAGCCTATTGATGTACTCTACGGTTATATGCCTGAGGTGAAAAGTAATGACCGATAGTAATACAGACTGGTCAAAGGTTCTTGAATATTTGCAACCTAAGGAACCTCCGTTTTGTCCCGAGGAACCTTCAATAACGCAAAAGGTATTCCTAAGAACAAACGCTATTGAAGCTCTTTTTGGTGGAGCTGCCGGTGGTGGCAAGTCGTCCGCTTTGCTAATGGCCGCTCTTCAGTATGTTGATATCCCGGGATACTCTGCGATCTTGTTTAGGCGCACATTTGCTGACCTATCCCTTCCGGGCGCTCTGATGGACAGATTCAAAACATGGATGAGTTTGTATGATGATGTTCATTGGAACAACAACAGCTTCGTTGCCACATTCCCATCTGGCGCAAGAATATCTTTCGGATATTTAAATAATGTAAATGATTATCTTAGATATAAAGGTTCGGAATTTCAGTTCATTGGAATGGACGAAGTAACAGAAATTCGTGAATCTGATTACAGATACCTCTTCTCCCGTCTGCGTAGACCGGCCTCTGGACCACTGGCAAATGTGCCCCTAAGAATGAGAGCGGCGTCAAACCCAGCACCCAATTGGGTTAGGCAGAGATTCATTATTGAGGGAATGCACGAGGGAAGGATATTTGTCCCCTCAAAATTGACGGATAACCCAGGAATTGACGCCGAATCCTATCGCCAAGCCCTTCAGGCACTAGACCCCATAGAAAGGCGCCGTTTGGAGGAAGGTGACTGGTGGAGCACCACTCTGGGCACCCTTTTTGACAGAGAGTCGGTGGTCCTCATAGATCCCGAGGAGGTGCCCCAAATAACGAGTTCTGCACGGGCGGTGAGATTCTGGGACCTTGCGGCCACGGAGCCGTCCCACTCCAACCCAGACCCCGACTGGACCGTTGGAACCCTGATGATGTTTGATTCCGGCATCGCCTACATATTGGATGTCAGGAGGGCTCGGGTCAGGGGTGAAAAAGTGGAGCAACTTATCGCCCAGACTGCCTACGAGGATGGCCACGGTGTCCCAATCAGGATGGAGCAGGAACCGGGGTCAAGCGGTAAAGCCCTAATTGACCAATATGCCAGATACGTGGTTCCGGGGTACGATTTTCTTGGGATCAGGTCTACCGGCGACAAGGTCACTAGGGCTCGGCCATTTGCCGCAGCCGTAGCCAATGGAAATGTCAGGGTGGTACGGGGTCCATGGCTAACTAGCTGGCTAGATGAGCTTTCTTCCTTCCCGGAGGCTTGCGACCATGACGACCAAGTTGACTCAGCGGTTGGTGCCTTCACCCACCTGACCGGTCTTGGGCTACCCCAGAGGGGCAGAGTCTCAATTCTTCTCTAGAGGGTTGATTTCTCATTTTGACCGCTGTATCTTTCCTTCCGTGCGCTACTAGCACGACTACAAAACTATTAAGAAGGAAAAATGACCCTACAAAGAGTTGCAGAACTCAGGAGTTTCATTAACCAGCTAGATGCTGAAATTGGCTCCTACTTTGAAGAATCACCAGATTTAGCTGAGGCTGGAGAATTGCTTCTAGCAATGAATCTTGCAAAAAGAGACCTATCAGCCGTTTACGACAGGACAGCAAGTCTCTACTCAGATGTGATGAATGCGGAAAGTGTCGTCATGCTGGAAAACGGTGCCCAGATTGAGAAAAAGTCGGCATATGACAGAAAAGGCTGGCAACACAAAGACATTGCCAAAGCAGTGGTTGACAGACTTTTCCAAATGTCAGTTGATATTGATACCGGAGAGGTAATCAAGTCACCAGAGGACATTGCACTTGAATTAATGAACTATTGCGCACCGTCATACTGGCGCATAAAAGAGCTCAACAACATTGGAATCAATCCAGACTTGTATTGCGAAACTGGGCAACTCAAGACGAGCATCATTGTTAGAAAAGGAGACAGTGAATGACAAATATAAATATTGTGCAAATGCTTT